CGTGGTAATACCACAAAAAAAGGAATATAATCATGGCAACAACTATACTCACTCAAGGTATTGAGGAATATGAAAGCAATATCACATTTGGTGATGGTATTGATATTACAGGATCAATTAAAACTACTGCAGGTTCTCACATGCAGTATACTGAAGCTGCAGGATATGCTGCCTCTGACTTCTTAGTTGGTAAAGGTAGTAGCTCATACGGAACAGTAGATCCATTTACTTCTGGAGCAAGCCAACTATTTCCATTAGGAAGTAAGCTACTCTATGGTAACACTACATACCGTTACTGTAAGATGGCTGCAACTGCAGTAACAGCAGGTAAGTGTGTAACTCACGCTGCCTCTATTGCACACCACTTTGATCTAGCCCCTACTGCTGACGTAGCTGCTGGTGAAACTGCAATCTCAGTAGAAACTGCTGGTGATACTGACATTACACTTAATCAATATGCAGGTGGTTACTTGTATATTAATGATGGTGCAGGTGAAGGCCAGATGCTCCGTATCCGTTCTAACCCAGCACACGATCACTCAAGTGATCCATCTATTGTTATCACTACGTATGATGACTTAGCAACAGCTATTACAGCTTCTTCTAGTACACGAATTACTCTTATCGCTGATCCACTCAGTGCTTTGATTGTTCAGGCTGCTACAACTACAGGCGCAACAATGGGTGTGACTGCTGTTGATATGGCTGCTTCTCACTTCGGTTGGATGGCTGTCTCAGGTCCACAAGCTGTACTTACTTCAGGTACACTTGTAGTAGGTAACCATGCTGTACCTTTGGGTGCTGCTGGTGCTGTCGGTCCTGCTGCAGGGGATGTTATTCAGGTAATCGGTACAGTTATGATTGTTAACGTAACAACTGACTACTCACTGATTAACCTTTATGGCATTGTCTAGTGGTTAATTCCGTAGGCACATTCCAACCTAACACGTTACAGTGGAGTGTACAAACAAAAGTAACCGTAGATAATACTGCAGGTAACACTGCACATTTTACCTGCACTGGTTTTAGAGTTGTACATCTTCACGCTGACCAAGAGTTTTTAATTAACTTTGGTGCTGCAGCAGCAAACTGTGGTGCTAACGATTTAGAAATAGAGGCAGGTAATTACACTCTTGCAATCCCTGACGCTATTGGGGATGCTGTTATAATGAATATCTTAGCAGCTACTAGTGACAACGTAACGGTTAAAGTAGTACTCTCTTAAAAAAAAAGTGCAACCCTGATGTAATTGCATATCGGGGTTGCATTATTGTATGTTTTATGTTATAACTATGTATGATATAACTACCCAGAGTAACAAAGGTTACTGTTAACATGGAGATAGTTATGTTTAAAAAATTAATTAAAATGATTCAAATCAGTCAAGAAAAAAGAGTAGCTCACTGGCAGCTACGGAATATGTCAGACAATCAATTAAAAGATATAGGAGTTACTCGTGGTGAAATCGAAGGCAAAATCTACCGTCAATGCGGCGGGTAACTATACTAAACCATCTTTACGAAAAGGTCAATTTAGTAGAATTAAAGCAGGAACTAGCGGTGGAGCGGCAGGTCAATGGTCTGCACGTAAAGCCCAGATGTTAGCCAAAGCTTATAAAGCTGCAGGCGGAGGATATAAAAACTAATGAAAAAAGTATTGAAGTATTTTAAACGACTATGGTGTGCGCTACTAAATAAGAAGTGTAGCGAAGGTTGCGACTGCTGTTAGTATGACTAAAGCAAAATCTCAACAGAGCCTAAGTAATTGGACAAAGCAAAAGTGGGGTACTAAGAGTGGTAAGCCCAGTGCTAAGAGTGGTGAGCGTTATCTACCTGCTGCGGCTATTAAGTCTCTTAGTTCTTCTGAGTACGCCGCTACAACCAGAGCTAAACGAGAAGGCACTAAGGCAGGTAAGCAGCATGTGGCTCAACCTAAAGGCATTGCGAAAAAGACAAAAAGATTTAGAGCCGCCAGAGGGGGAGTTGTAATATAATGGCCCATACTATTATTGATGACTATAAAATATTTCCACGGCTAATGATGCTTGTGGTAACAATTCTTACATACCAATCTGTGCATTGGTACATGGCCTTGCCTGATCCAACAAACGGACAGGCGGGCCTTGTGTCTGTTTGCATGGGAGCTTTAACTGGTTGCTTTGGTATCTGGATGAACAAAGAAGCAAAGAGTAGTTAGTATGATACAAGCATTAATAGGCCCACTATCAGGATTAATTGGTACATGGCTAAATGGTAAAGTCGAAACTAAAGCTGCTGAAGTTAAAGTTAAAGTTGCTAGAGCAGAAGCTGAAGCACAGATAATGGTAAGCAGAGCTACTAGTGAAGCTGATTGGGAAAAGATAATGGCCCAAGGCTCACAAGATAGCTGGAAAGATGAGTGGCTAACTATACTTTTTTCTATCCCACTAATACTTGTATTCACAGGTGATTGGGGTAGAGGTGTAGTAGCTGATGGATTTATAGCTCTGCAGTCAATGCCAGAGTGGTATCAGTATACACTAGGTGTAATCGTAGCTGCCAGCTTTGGCGTAAGATCAGCTACTAAGTTTTTTGGAAAGAAGTAACATGGCATTTAAACTAAGTGATAGAAGTATGGCTAAACTAGAAGGCGTTGAACAGGGTCTTGTAGATGTAGTAAAAGAAGCTATTGGGTTAACTAAAGTAGACTTTGGTGTTACCTATGGTATGCGTACTGCAGAAGAACAGCAAGAGTTATATGACTCTGGACGTTCACAAACATTAAAATCTAAACACTTAGTTGGTAGGGCAGTAGACTTAGTTGCATACTTTGGTTCAAACATTTCTTGGGAACTAAACGTGTATGACGACATCTGTGATGCAATGGCAGAAGCAGCAAGACGACAGACTGTTGGTATCAAGTGGGGAGCAGCTTGGTCTGAGGGAGACATACGCATGTACAGTGGTACTGCAGAAGATTCAATGAATGCTTATATAGACTTGCGTAGATCACAAAGTCGTAGGCCATTTATTGATGCACCACATTTTGAGATGATGTAACATGGCTAGAGAATTAACAGAACGTCAACAAAAGTTTCTTGATGTCCTTATGGATGAAGCTGCTGGTAACATTACTGCAGCTAAAAATCTTGCAGGGTACTCACCTAATACACCTAACCGTGAGATTACCAGCAGTTTAAAAGAAGAAATAATTGACATAACACATAACTACTTAGCACGTAATGTACCAAAGGCTGCTATAGCTATGGTCAGTGCTTTGAATGATCCTACTGAGTTAGGTATTCGTGATAAGATGGCAGCAGCCAAAGAACTACTTGATCGTACTGGTTTAGTTAAAACAGAGAAGGTACAAGTAGAATCAAAGGGTGGCGTTATGTTAATGCCAGTTAAACAATCACAGGATAACGATGACTAAATCTGCAGGTCAGTGGAAACTACCCCAGCCAACCGACATTAAAGAAGACAACGAGTGGGTTCCTATCCCACGTATATCAAGAACAGTACCCTTTGGTTATGAATTAGATCCTAATGATTCATTTATTCTCTTGCCAATAGAACTAGAACTTGATATGCTTGAAAAAGCAAAGAAGTACTTAAAGCAGTACTCATATCGTGAAGTAGCTAACTGGCTGACTACAAATACAGGCAGACAAATCTCTCACGTAGGATTAATGAAACGGTTGGATAATGAGCGAAGACGGAAAAACAAAGCTGGAAGCCTACGCAAATGGGCAGACTATGCGAAAAAGGCAGTCGCCAAAGCGGAAGAAATCGAGCGCACCAGACTTGGCGCAAAAGAAAACAAAGACAACATCAGCCAAGAAGACGCAGCTTGATACATCACCTACAGTTACTAGCCAAGCTCCTGTTGAAGAACAACATAATATTATCTTCAAACCTAACGAAGGACCGCAGACAGACTTTCTAGCTGCAGGTGAACGTGAGGTGCTATTTGGAGGCTCTGCAGGGGGTGGAAAGAGCTACGCCATGCTTGCTGACCCTTTACGCTTTATGGGCCACCCTGCCTTCTCAGGATTGCTCCTACGGCATACTACGGAAGAACTAAGGGAACTTATCTTTAAGTCACAAGAAATGTACCCTAAGATTTGGCCCGGCATTAAGTGGTCAGAACGTAAGATGCAGTGGACTGCGCCCTCTGGTGCGAGACTGTGGATGTCCTACCTAGATAGGGAAGATGACGTCCTGCGCTACCAAGGTCTAGCGTTTAGTTGGATAGGCTTTGACGAGTTAACTCAATGGCCCACACCCTTTCCGTGGAACTATATGAGATCACGTCTACGGTCCACTGCAACTGATTTACCTGTATACATGAGAGCTACTACAAATCCGGGTGGTAGGGGTCACCACTGGGTTAAGAAAATGTTTATTGACCCTGCTAGTTATGGAAAAGCTTTTGATGCAACAGATATTGAAACAAGTGAAGTACTACGCTACCCTGCTGGACACGCCAAAGCTGGCAGGGCTTTATTCAAACGCAGGTTTATACCTGCCCGTCTTTCCGATAATCCTTATCTAGCTGAACAGGGTGACTATGAAGCAATGCTTCTATCACTACCAGAACAGCAAAGACGACAGTTACTTGACGGTGATTGGGATATTAAAGAAGGCGCAGCCTTTACAGAGTTTGACAGAAACATACATGTAATAGAACCTTTTGACATACCTAACAACTGGGTAAAGTTTAGAGCATGTGACTACGGATACGGAAGTAAGTCTGGTGTAATCTGGTTTGCGGTATCTCCTGACGAAAAGTTAATTGTATACAGAGAACTATATGTAAGTAAGGTTCTTGCCACAGACTTAGCAGACATGGTGCTAGAGCTAGAGGCAGGAGATGGAAACATTAAGTACGGAGTTCTCGATTCTAGTTTGTGGCACAAACGTGGAGACACTGGCCCAAGCCTTGCTGAACAAATGATTATGAAGGGTTGCAGATGGCGTCCTTCAGATAGATCAAAGGGATCAAGGGTGTCAGGAAAGAACGAAGTACACAGGCGTTTACAAGTAGACGAGTTTACAGAAGAACCAAGATTAGTATTCTTTAGTAACTGTACTAATTTAATTTCACAATTACCTGCATTGCCTATTGATAAAAGAAACCCAGAAGATATTGATACTACATCAGAAGACCACTTGTACGATGCTTTAAGGTATGGTATTATGTCAAGACCACGTTTCAGTATATTCGACTACGACCCTATGGGTAGACCTCCTACTGGTATGCGAGTTGCAGACTCAACGTTTGGTTATTAAGGAAAGATAAATGGTAGAAGACAACGAAAGTTTCATTGAGGATGACTCTATTATCTTAGCGGATAGTGATGACTCAGACATAGAAGATGTAAACACATCTAAAATTATTCCATTTATTATGGATCGGTATAGCCGTGCGGAAGATCATAGACAGCAAGATGAGCAACGTTGGCTACGTGCCTACAGAAACTATCGTGGCTTGTATGGTCCTGATGTACAATTTACTGAAGCAGAAAAGTCTAGGGTATTTATTAAAGTAACTAAAACAAAAACACTTGCAGCCTATGGTCAAATTATTGATGTGCTATTTGCAAGTCAGAAGTTTCCGTTAACAGTAGACCCAACAGAACTTCCTGATGGTGTGGTTGCAGATGTAAACTTTGATCCTAAAGAACCAGATCAATTAAAAAAGTCTGGCTTAGATGAACAAGTAAGTCCTTATGGATTTAAGGGTGACGGTAAAGATTTACCTGCAGGTGCTACAGCGGCATCCTTAGCAGATAGCCTCGGCCCACTAGAAAGTAAACTAGGAGAGATTGAAGGCTTACGTAAAGGTGTAGGTAAAACTCCTACTTCAGTTACATTTAGTCCAGCTATGGTAGCTGCTAAGACAATGCAAAAGAAGATACATGACCAGCTAGAAGAATCTAGTGCAAGTAAACACCTACGTAGCACAGCCTTTGAAATGGCACTCTTTGGTACTGGTGTAATGAAAGGTCCATTTGCTGTAGATAAAGAGTACCCTAACTGGGGAGATGACGGTGAGTACTCCCCTATTATAAAAACAATACCACAAGTATCACATGTATCTGTGTGGAACTTCTATCCTGATCCAGATGCAACTAATATGGACGAAGCTCAATTTGCTATTGAACGACATAAGATGTCACGTACACAGTTACGTGCATTAAAGCGTAGACCTTACTTTCGCCCTACTGTAATTGAAGAAGCAGTGCAGCTAGGTGAGAACTATAATAAAGAATACTGGGAAGATGATCTATCAGATTATGTACCTGACTATGGTGTACAACGTTACGAAGTCCTAGAATACTGGGGTATGTGTGACACAGACATGTTAATAGAGCAGGGTGTAGATATACCTAGTGAACTATCTAAGGTAGATGAGTTACAAGCTAACATATGGATATGCAACGGCAAACTACTGCGTATGGTAC